ATTAAATGATCCCATATACTGACATAGAAGTTACAGATACTTATATTGTTCGTGAATTTAACGAAAATATAGATCCAATCGAATTAATGTGGCATCGTGATTTACATTCCAGACGTATAACTATATTAAAAGGAGAAGGATGGAAAATTCAACTAGATAACCAACTTCCATTAGAATTAAAAGAAAATATTAATATATTTATTCCGGCCCTGTGTTGGCATAGAGTTATAAAAGGAAACTCATCTTTAAAAATTAAAATTGAAGAAAATAACTAAAATATATCTAGTTGAAAATTGTTTGGGAGATCCAAATAAAGTTTATATAGGTAAAACCATAAATTCAAGAGAATATAATCATAAAAAGACATATGGGAATCAAATTACATATGTTTTTATTGATGAGGTAAATTCTTTAAATAGAAAAGATTGGGAACCAATAGAAAGCTATTGGATAGAACAGTTTAGACAATGGGGATTTGAAGTTGTAAATAAAAATAAAAAAGGAGGAAGTGGACCTGAGTTTTTATCTAAAGAATCTAGGGATAAAAAATCTAAATCCATGTTAGGTAAAACACATACTTTAGAAACTAAATTAAAAATAAGCCAATCATCTAAAGGGAAAAAAAGATCTAAAGATATAGGAGAAAAAATTTCTCAATCAAAAAAAGGTAAACCAATTAATTTAATATTAACTTCTCAACATAAAAATAAACTAAAAGAAATTAAATCTATCCCTATTATCCAGTATGACTTAAATGGAGATTTTATTAAAGAATGGTCGTCTACTCAAGAAGCAGCTAATTTTTACAATATTCAAAAGGGACACATATGTAATGCATTAAATGGAAGATCAAAATCTAGCAATAATTTTATATGGAAGTACAAAAATTAACATATTTATAATAAACTAAAAATACACAAATGAAATCAACTGAATTAAGACAACTTATCCGCGAATCAATTAATGAATATATTCGTGATATTGATGAAGCAGGAACAAAAGCTGGATTACAAGCTAAAATAGAAGCAACTGAAGGTGCTATTAGCAAACGTGAAAAAATGGCTAATATGGAAGGCATTGATGAAGCTTATCATGAAATGCTTGATAAAGGTAAAATGAAAGAAATTGGTAGTGAAGTTAAAGCATTGAAAAAAAGTTTAGATAAATTAAAAAAACAATTAGATAAACTTAACTCAAAAGGTACTAAAACTGAAAAACCTGAATCTGAAGATAAAGAAATTGTTGATGAAGTTGAAATTGACGAAACATTTCCTGAATCTGGTTCTCAACTAGAAGAAGATGAAAATCTAGAAGATTTGGAAGACGAAGCTGACGAAATGGATGTATATGAATCTCTTCATATGCAAAAACTAGCAGGTATTATTTCAGAAACTGAATATAATGCTAAAATAGAAGAAGCAAAAAAAAACCTTCATCGGGCTTAACTAAAAAAGAAAAATCAGCAATATCTAAAAAAATCCATGCCGGTAAAGATATTGGTAAAAAAGGTAAAGGATTTGAAAAAGTAGCTAAAGCAGGTGAAAAACAATATGGTTCAAAAGAAGCAGGACAAAAAGTAGCGGCTGCTACTATGTGGAAAGCTGCTGCTAAAAAATAACATATAGATCGATTCATAGCCGGTCGCTTGAAAGAGACAAAATATCGTAGATCTGTGGCCTACTTTTCGAAAGAAAGGTGGGCCACTCTAATTGGGATTTCAAAATAAAAGATTTTATATTTAGCGCATGAAAAAAATCGTAATCGTAGGAGCAGGTGTAGCAGGTATTAACGCTGCTACCAAATTAGTAGACAATGGATATCCAGGACATCTAATTACAATTATAGATAAAGGTAGTGATCCACATAATCGCTTACCTGAACAAGTAATGGAAGGTATGTTAGGTGCTGGAGGTTGGAGTGATGGTAAATTAACATACCATACAGCAATTGGAGGAGTATTATCTAAATATTGTGGTGAAGAAAAGGCTATGGAACTAATGGATCAAGTAATTAAAAACTTTACTCGCTTCCATCCTAAACCAGAAGAAATATTTATGTCTGATCCTCAAGAAGAACCAGATTTTATTAAACCACACTTTGGATTAAGATTATTCCCAGTATGGCATATTGGAAGTAACTATTTACATGAAATTGCTATTAATTGGTATGCTTATTTAGCTGATAAAGGAGTTAATTTTGAGTGGGAAACTGAAGTTGTTGATATTGATTTTGAAAATAATGAAATAATAATAAAATGATTTATGAAAACAAATTACTTTTTTAACTTTGATGACCTAAAGATTTTAGGTGGATATAAAAACAGAGTTCATATTTTAGGCATAAGAGATACTTATGATGAAATTAAAATGCCTAAGCTAGAAATAGGAGTATCATATAAAGGAAGTGACTTCCCAGAACATTTATCTGAGGATTGTATCTTATCAATAGACAGAAAACTTTTTAAAAAAATGTTAGATAAATGGTTAGATGAAAAACTTGATTATTGTGATAGGTGGAATCATTATTGTGGAGTTGGTGGTTATATATACTGTGAAGATGTAGAAAAAGCATATGATACTTACATTTACGAATATATTAATGTTGAAGATAATGAAATAAATGATGGTTTAGAAGAGGTTAAAAAGAATATGATTGTTTATAATGTCAATTCTTTTGATGAACTTATTGATATGGAACATGGATAGTTTTATAGTCTATATTCATATACGACCTGATACTAATGAACCATTTTATGTAGGTATGGGAATTGAAGGAAGAGACCTACATTTAACAGGTAGAAATAATTTTTGGAAAAACGTTGTAAATAAAAACAATGGTTTATTTGAATCCAAGATATTGTTTGAAGGATTGAGTGAAAATGAAGCTTTATTAAAAGAAAGAGAGGTTGAATTGTATTTAAAAGATCAAGGATATAGATTAACTAATATAATTGAATGTGGAATTAAAGGAAGACCTGCTGGTTTAAATCATTCTAAAGAAACTATTCAAAAGATGAGTGATTTTTGGAAGAATTATTATATTAAAAATCCTAGTCCTAAAAAAGGAATTAAGATGAGTAAGGAAAGTAGTGAAAAGAAGAGTAAGTCTATGTTAGGTAAAAAAGTTAGATTAGGTGTAAAAGATTCTGAAGAAACTAGAAAAAAGAAAAGTGAAGCCTTTAAAGGAAGAATAGTATCTGAAGAAACTAAACTTAAGAAAAATGAAAAATTAAAAGATAAAAATATTTATATTTTCCATAATTTATTAAATAATGAAATATTTGAAGGAACTAGGAGAGAATTTCAAGACAAATTTAATTTAAATAGTGGAAGATTAAGTCATCTAATAAATAATAAAATACCTAAATATAAAAATTGGATAAAATATGAGAAAAATAAAATTTGATAAATGCATAGTTGGAACAGGAAAATCAGGAATAGATTTCTCAGCTAATTTATCTAAAAAATATAATCTTCCTACTGAAGTCAAATCAACTCAAATTGGGGTGAGGTTCGAGTGCCCACAAAAATATTTTCAAAAATTAATTGATGTATCATACGATTTTAAATTATACCAAAAATTCGATAACGTATCTCTACGTTCATTTTGTACAAATAATAATGCAGCTTATGTGGCTGTTGAAAACACTTATGGGGATATAAGTTATAATGGGCATGCAGTTAAAGATGAATCCAAAAATAATGGAATGACCAATTTTGGTATCCTAATGGAAATTAAAGGTATTGAAGATCCATTTAAGTGGTGTAGAGAATTAGTTTCTAAAATCCAGATTGATAGTAAAGGACTATATTATTCTCCTTCCCGTAAACCAGGACAAACATCAGAAGGAAATATAGTAACAGCTACTCCAATAAGTTTAGATGGATTAACTCATTTAATTGAACCTTCATTTAATGGTTATTTCAAATATATATGGGATTTTATACAAAATATGAATGAAGTATTTGAATTTGGAGATGATTATGGAATCTATATACCCGAGGTAAAGTATTTATCTCCCGAACCATTAGTTGACTATACTAATTTAGCATTAACTGAATATCCAAATGTACATTTTGTAGGAGATGCTTTATCAGCGCGCGGGATAACTGTTAGTGGAGCCCATGGAATTTATTGCAGCGAATATATCCTTCGAGAATTTAATAAAGAAATTCCTCTATAATATTTATAATCGAACAAAAATCTCGATTATGAATTATCAAAGGATATATAACCAAATTATAGAACGTGCCCAAATACGCAAATTAGAAGGCTACAAAGAAAAACATCACATAATACCCAGATGTATAGATGGATTAGATATAGAAGAAAATATAGTTGAATTAACAGCAAGAGAACATTTTTTATGTCATATATTACTTTGTGAAATCCATCCCAATAATATTAAATTACTTTACGCGGTTTTTATGATGTCTAATATTAAAAAGCGTAAAAACTTTCAATATGGTAATTTTATATCTTCTAGATTGTATGAGTCACTAAAATTAAAAAGAAGTAAATTTCAAATAGAACAATGGTATAAAAAACGTAAAGAACAAGGTTTAGTAATAAATGAAGAAAATATAAATAAATTTATAGAATTATATCCTAATATAATATTATCTAAAAATAATAAACATTGTATTAACTATTGTTATAATAATAATATAGATATTAGAAACATCATATGTTTATGTGGTAAAGGAATAAAAAGATTTCAAAATTATACTAAAGGATATAAAAAATATTGCAATCAAAAATGTGCTAATTTCTATAATAAAAAACAATCTTTACAAACTAAGGAAAACAAAGGTTTATGGACTAACTCAAAAGTTCGTTTAAGAAAACAAGAAATTAATGGATTATCTGAAAAACAAATATCACAATTAAAAAATCAGAAAATATCACAAAAATTAAAAGGAAGGTTTGTTGATTGGACGGGAGATAATATAAATCAATACGATTTAGAAGGTAATTTTATTAAAGAATGGCCTAGTATTAGACAAGCTGGATTGGAAATTAAAGGAACAAATGGTGAAACAATTAGAAAATGTCTTAAAGGATTACAAAAAACAGCATATGGATTTATATGGAAATACACATCTTTGTAAATGCACCAATATGTATAACAAAAACATATTTAAAACTCAATGGAATTAAGAAAATACATCCGCGAAATGGTTGAGGCTGAGCTTGATGAAATGGCTCGTATCTCAACAAACATTAAAATTGGTGATCCTGAAAAAGCAGCTATCGCAAAAGAATTATATGCTGGAACTTGGTACGGCGATATGATTGATTATGTTGAAGAATCAGGAGCTACTGGTATTCCTCAACCTGAACTAGCAAGAATGTTAGGAAAATCAGGACAACAGGCTATCAATCCTAAAGTTAGGGATTTCCTTGAATCAAACATTTTTACTAAAGGTGAATTGTCTATTCCTAAACAGGAAAAACCAGAAGCTAGTGGTATTAAAGGCCGCCCAACTTCTGAAAAAACATTAATGGCTAAAAACGTTAATGCTAAAATGGAAGCAGATGGTAACTACGAACCAACAGAAGATGAATTAGCAATGTTGGGAGCTGAGTTTGTTGAAAAACTTAGAGCACGTGTTAAAGGTACTTTAAGACGCGGTCGCCCTGCAATGCCTTCTAAAGCAAAAGATGGTATGATGGCAGCTATGAAAAATATGGCAAATGCTGAAGATACAGATATGGATGGAGATGTTGATGACGAGGATTTAGATGATATTGCTGAATCGACTTCACTTAATGAATCATTTACTCGCATGCAAAAATTAGCAGGTATTATTAAGTAAATTATATTAAACAAATTTTAAATTGAGGACTTGGATTACCAAGTCCTCTTTTTTATATTCAAGTAAAATAAAAGTTATATGAGCAATAAAAAAACAGATGTTAAGCGTATTAGATCCACAGATGGGATTATTCGCTATGTTAAAGATGGTAAGTTACATAACGCAGAAGGTCCTGCAGTAATTCATCCTGATGGTAAAGAAGAATACCATTTAAATGGTTTTCAATATTCAAAAGATGAATTCAAAATGATTAAAAAAGATGGTAATGGATTACCATTCTATAAACAATCAGGAACTAAAATGCGTCATTAATATACAAACAAATAAAAAATAAAAAATTATGGCTCGTATAGGGTTTTGTGGCACTCAAAGTGTCGGGAAAAGTACATTAGTTAATTCATTAAAAGAACTACCAGAATTTAAACATTATGATTTTGCAACTGAGCGTTCAAAATATTTACGTGATTTAGGTATTCCTTTAAATACAGATAGTACATTAAAAGGACAAACAATTTTTCTATCTGAAAGATGTTCTGAATTAATTAGACATAATATTATAACTGATCGAACAGTTATTGATGTTATGGCATTTACATTAAACGCAGATTCAATTAGTCATTTAGAAAAAGATGCATTTGAAAAATATGCTTCTATGTTTATAGAGGAATATGATTGGATATTTTATGTATCTCCGGCTGGAGTATCCATTGAAGATAATGGTGTACGTACTACAGATGGAGAATATAGAAAACAAATTGACTCAACAATTAAATATATGTGTTCTGAACATCTTCATAGAATTAAAAACTTTGGTATTATCGCGGGTACTAATGAAGATAGAATTACTCAGATAAAATCTTACTTGAATTTGTAATATTTATAACAAAATCTCATTAAATGAAACGTAAAGAACTATACAACTATATTCGTGAAGAAATTGTAAATGAATTAACTACTGTTACTAAAAATACTAATCCAAGCGAAGCAAATGATATTGCAAGAGCAGAAAATGCCCCATCAACTACTGTAACAAACGCTATCAATACGGCTAAAAAAACTGGTAAAGATGTAAATATAGCAGAGATGGCTCGTACTCCAAATAACATTAAACTTGGAGATCCTGCTAAAGTAGCTTTAATTAGAAAACTATATGGTGGTACTTGGAAGGGAAATATGTTGGATGTAGTTGAAAAAGCAGGTGAAGATGGCATTTCTCAACTTGAACTAGCTCTAGCAGTTGGTAAAAAATCACAACCAGCTATTAACCCAGCAGTAAGTGAATTTCTTAAAGTGGGTGCATTCGCACTATCTAAAATTGCAGGTGCAACCTCAGAACCAACTATTGCCCCTTCATCTGAAGAAGAAGAATGGATGGCAGATGCAGATGTAAAAGATGATTGGGAAAAATCAGAAGACGAAGATTCAGATATGATGGATAAAGGTCCATCTAATGCAGATATCAAAGCAGCTGAAAAAACAGCAGTAAAAGTATCAGGTGGTAAAGGATATGCTAAACAACTTTCTCCTGAAGATGAAGAAAAATATACTCGTTTAAGAACAGGTATCGAAACTAAAGTAGCAAAAATTATGGCTCTTCAAAAACCTAAAAGAGCAGCATCAAATGATATGCAGGTACTTAAAGCCTTAATCAATCGAGATGATGTTAAAAAATTATTCAAAGCTAAGGGCGTCAGTTTAACTGATTTAGTAGCAGATATTATATCATGATAAATCAAAACAAATTTTATTTAATCATTATAGGAGTATTAATTGTAGTTTTACTAATGCAGAAATGTGGAGGGGGATGTAATTTCGTCCCCGTTCTTCCACCTCCTATAACTGTTAGAACTATCGATACTGTTTATACAGTGGTTACAAAAGATGTTCCTGTTTATGTTCCAAAATGGAAAACACATATAAAGTATGTTCATGATACAACTGAAATCGTGGATACTACGTATGTTATTGGGGACTACTACTCCACTTATTTTTATCAAGATTCATTAATTAATGATACATTATGTTTTTATATTAATGACTCAATCTCAGAAAATAAAATTAAATCAAGAGATTTAAAATATGTGATGTCTTTCCCAACAATAAAAATCACAGATGTAGTAATTCAAAATAAAAATGAATACTATGTTGGTTTAGGATTAATTGGAAATCAGAAAGGAATTAATTATTTTGGTTCAAATTTATTATTAAGAACTAAAAATAAAAATATCTATGGGGTTGGTATAGGGATAGATGGAAATTTCCAACCTCAATTAAATTTAAATACTTATTGGAACATTCATAGAAGAAAATAGGATATGTAAAATTTATACCAAATGTAATACAAAGAACCCTTTATGAAAAAATCAGAACTAAAACAACTTATTAAAGAAGAATTAGAAAATTCTCTAAATAAAAGAAACATATATCAAGAACTTTTAGATATAGTACATAATAATGAAGGAAATCTAGGAGATATAACTGATGCAGTGTATGAATGGGTAAATCAAAATTTTACTATTAAAAATAAAAATTTATCTGAATCTCAAGAATTAAATCCAATAAATAAATTTTTCCATGAATTAGCTAATGAAGGAGAAAAATTAGTTAAAAAAATGAAAGAGAGAAATGGAAATTTATAAAGAAATATCAAATTTATTAAATTCAATAGAGTTAAAAATAAAAACATTAGATAAATATAAGAAACATTTTAATAAAGAAGAATTAATTTTTATAAATAAATCTAGAAAAGCTAGAGAAATTTTCGAAGATAAATCATTTAATTCAAAAATACCTACTAATGATAACCTACTTAAACAAGATTTATTATTAACTAATAATGTATTAAACTCATTTATAGATTTTTTAAAAGAACAAAACATATATATTAGCGAGAATAAAAAATGAGTCAAGACCTCAAACAAATAATAAGAGAAGAATACATTAAGTGCGCAAAGGATCCGGCACACTTTATGCGTAAATACTGTTATATACAGAACCCAGTTCGTGGACGCGTAATATTTAATTTATACCCATTTCAAGGTAAAGTACTTAATTTATGGAAAGAAAATCCATATTCATTGGTACTTAAATCTAGACAGTTAGGTATATCAACATTAGCAGCAGGGTATTCCTTATGGTTAATGACGTTCCATAAAGATAAAAATATTCTCTGTATAGCTACTAAGCAGGAAACTGCTAAGAACATGGTTACTAAAACCAAGTTCATGTATGATAATTTACCATCTTGGTTAAAAGAATCAACCGAAGAAAATAATAAATTAACATTACGATTAACTAATGGTTCTCAAATTAAAGCAACATCAGCAGCAAGTGATGCTGGTCGATCAGAAGCTGTTTCTCTTCTAATCATAGATGAGGCTGCATTTATTGAAGGTATTGAACCAATTTGGGCTTCAGCTCAACAAACATTAGCAACGGGTGGTGGTGCAATTGTATTATCAACACCATTTGGTACAGGTAACTGGTTTCACAAAACATGGGTTAGAGCAGAATCACAAGAAAATAACTTCTTACCTATTAAATTACCTTGGTATGTTCATCCTGAACGTGATCAAGCTTGGAGAGATAAACAAGATGTAGAATTAGGTGATCCTAGATTAGCAGCACAGGAATGTGATTGCGATTTTACCACATCTGGAGATGTAGTTTACTACCCAGAACATCTTGAATATATGATGTCTACTCACGTAGTAGAACCATTAGAGCGTCGTGGAGTAGATGGAAATTTATGGGTTTGGGAGTCACCTGATTATACTCGAAGCTATATAGTAATAGCCGATGTTGCTAGAGGAGATGGAAAAGATTTTTCTACATTCCATGTATTTGATATAGAAACAAACTCACAAGTAGCAGAATTTAGAAGTCAACTTCCACCTAAAGAATTTGGATATCTATTAGTAGATATTGCTACCGAATATAATGAAGCATTATTAGTAATTGAAAATGCAAATATTGGTTGGTCAGCTATAGATTCAGCTATAGAAAGAGGATATAGAAATTTATATTATTCACCTAAGAGTGATGTTACAACCTCTGATTCGTATATTAACAGATACGAAGACACATCCAAAATGACTCCAGGTTTTACTACATCATTAAAAACACGTCCTTTGGTAATTAATAAGGGTCGTGAGTATTTTGGAGATCACAGTGTCATTATTCGATCAAAACGATTGATTGAAGAAATGAAAGTATTTATATGGAGAAATGGTAGAGCAGAAGCTCAATCTGGATACAATGATGACTTAGTAATGGCATATAGTATAGGAATGTATTTAAGAGATACAGCATTAAAAAATAAACAACAAGGATTAGAATTAACAAGAGCAACATTAAGTAATATATCAAGAACATCCCCACAACAAGGTGCTTATTTTGCAACAGGAATGGACAATCCATATTCTATGAAAGTAAATGGAGATGAAAATGAAGATATTAGTTGGTTACTTTGAAAAAATAAATTATGGCAGATACAAGTATTTTTACTAGATTAAAGAGATTATTTTCAACTGATGTCATCATCCGTAACGAGGGTGGGAATCAAATTAAAGTAATGGATGTTGATTCAATTCAACAGAGTGGACAATATAAAAACAATTCATTAGTTGATAGATATAGCAGGATATATTCCGCAAATGCTACTTCACTTTATGGTCAACAATTAAATGTTAATTACCAATATTTAAGAGCCCAATTATATTCAGATTATGATGTAATGGATACAGATGCAATTGTTGCTTCTGCTTTAGATATTATTTCAGATGAAAGCACATTAAAAAACGAAATGGGCGAGGTACTTCAAATTCGCAGTTCCGATGAAGATGTACAGAAGATTCTTTATAACTTGTTTTACGACGTTTTAAACATAGAATTTAATATGTGGTCGTGGATTCGCCAAATGAACAAATATGGTGACTTCTTCCTAAAACTAGAAATTGCTGAAAAATTTGGAGTATATAACGTTATTCCTTACACCGCATACCACATTATGCGTCAGGAAAACTACGATAAAGAAAATCCATCTGCTGTTAGATTTAAATTTAGTCCCGATGGGTATGTAGGAGGTACAGGACAATTTACTGTTCCTAATCAACTACAAGATGAAGCGAATGGAATTTATTTTGACAATTATGAAATGGCCCATTTTAGATTGTTAACAGATGTTAACTATCTTCCATATGGTCGTTCATATATTGAACCTGCTCGTAAGTTATTCAAGCAATACACGTTGATGGAAGACGCTATGTTAATTCATAGAATCTCTCGCGCCCCAGAAAAACGTATTTTTTATATCAATGTAGGTGCTATTCCTCCTAATGAAGTAGAAAACTTCATGAAGAAGACTATTACTACAATGAAGAAAACTCCATATATTGATCCTCAAAGTGGTGAATATAATTTGAAATACAACATGCAAAACATGTTAGAAGATTTCTATATTCCTGTTCGTGGTAACGATCAAACAACTAAAATTGAAACCACTAAAGGTCTTGAATATAATGGTATTGAAGATGTTGCTTACTTAAGAGATAAATTATTTGCCGCTCTTAAGGTACCTAAAGCATTTATGGGTTATGAGAAAGACTTAACTGGTAAAGCAACATTAGCCGCTGAAGATATTCGTTTTGCTCGTACAATTGATAGATTACAACGTATTGTACTTTCTGAATTATATAAAATTGCATTAGTACATTTATACACTCAGGGATATAGAGGCGAAACATTAACTAATTTTGAGCTTTCATTAACTACTCCATCCATTATATACGATCAAGAACGTATTGCATTAATGAAGGAAAAGGTAGACTTAGCTAAAAACATTATGGAAGCTCAGTTACTACCTACAGATTGGATTTACCATCATGTATTTCACTTTAGCGAAGATCAATTTGATGAATATAGAGATCTTATTATTCAAGATGCTAAGCGTAAGTTTAGATTAGGTCAAATTACTGAAGAAGGAAATGATCCATTAGAAACAGGAAAATCATATGGTACACCGCATGATTTAGCTTCACTTTATGGTAAAGGTAGAACAATAACAGATCCAGGAAATGTACCTGATGGATATGCTACTGATATGGAATTAGGTCGTCCTAAAGAAAAAGCTACAAATATCAATACTCAAGACAATGCTTTAGGAAAAGATAGATTAGGTAGACAATCAATGAAAGTAGATGATCAACCTAATTTCAATGGCAGACCCATTAATGAAATTACACATTTAAAAAATAAGCAGTTTTTGAACGAAATAGAGAAAAAATTAGTATTTCAAACCGATAAAGCAAAAGAATCATTACTTGATGAAAATCAGTTGCGAGATTAATATTTTTTCATATATTTATAATTAAAATAAACATTTAGATGTTAATTAAACATTCGAAATTTAAAAACACAGGTATTTTATTCGAGCTTTTAGTACGACAAATTACCTCAGATACTCTATCTGGCAAAACATCAGAAGCCACTAATATTCTAAAAAAATATTTTAGTAAAACTGAGCTAGGAAGAGAGTATAAATTATATGATAGTTTACTTAAACGCACTAACTTAACCGAAGGTAAAGCTGAAGTTGTTATTGGTACAATTTTAGAAAGTGCAAAACAGCTAAATCGCTCAGCTCTTAAGAGACAAAAATATAATTTAATTAATGAGATTAAAGATCACTATAGTTTAGAGGAATTTTTTAAAACAAAACTTCCACACTATAAATCCCAAGCCGCTATTTATACACTAATAGAATCAACGGGTAGTGATAAAAAACAATCTCATGAGCAAATTATTACTAACAAATTAGTATTGTTAGAACATTTAACTTCCTCCACTAAAAAGGCAGATAAACCTAAAGATGGTATTATGGAAGAGTTTGCTCAATATGATAGAGATACTCGTATTCTAACATACAGAATTCTATTAGAAAAATTCAATACTAAATATTCAGACTTTAGTAATAGTAAAAAATCAATACTTAAAGAATTTATCAATAGTGTAGACAACACAGATAAGTTAAAAGTATTTTACAATACTAAAATTAATGAAATGAAAAGTGAACTGGTTTCGTTAAATAAAAAAACAAAAAACCAAGTTACTAAAATTAAAATAAATGAAGTAGCAACGTTTTTAGTTGGGTTAGGAAAAAACGATAAAGTTAATAACGAACATATAATAAATTTACTTCAATATTGTGATTTATTAGAAGAACTCCAACAAGCTAATGGAAAGTAACGAACCAAAAAAACCATTTGAATTAACACCATCTGAAACAAATCCTGAAACGGGTACTGTTACTTTTGATGTTAAATACAATGCTGATTTTCCTGGATTATATAAAGCATTTAAGAAGCTTAACGAAGAATTTAAAAAATTCTTAATGTACGATGAAGTAAAAAATGATTCTAAATTTAGAGAAATCTATAAGGGATTTAATTACTTATTTAATCAGTACAAATCCCACATGAGGGAAAATTATCCTAAACAGTATAGTATTTTAAAAACAGCGAATGAGGAAATGTTAAAAGAACTCGTTCAAAAGCACTTAAAAGAAATGAGTGCTACTGGAGCAGGAGCGGGTGCAGGAACATTTACACCAGGTACTGGTGCTAATTATGCTACACCAAATGCATTCAATCCAAATAAAAAAGCTAAAGGAGCTCAAAATATTTATTACTATAAATTAGGTTGGAAACCAGTTGATGCTAAAAAACTTCATAAGCAAGCTAAAGGTTTAGAACATAAAGATCTATGGACTAAAAAACTAGAAGAAAACGAATCAACGGACTCATATATAAATTCATTAAACATACAAGATCCGTCATTAAAACAGTTTATCAATACCAGAATGACCGATTTTGATAAAATTGAGGACAAACTAAATACATTACTTCCATTACTTAAAAGTGCTAAAACTGATACAATGGAATATTACAAAATAAATCCTGATTTTAAAATTAAATACGGTACCGACCTTATTGTAGATTACTTAGACGATATAATCACTTTAGTTAAAGAAAAAAAATAACATGGCAACACTACAAGAACAATATAACTCAATTAAGAGTGGCAACGGAAATAAAGATCAATTCTTAAAACACGCCCGTAGCTTATTCCCAGAATATTTCAAT